GGGTACACGTACCAAGTCGCCGGGCAAACGTACCGCTTTGACCCCCTGCAAATCCTGCACTTGAAAACCTGGTCGCCACTGGATGACTGGTACGGACTGTCCCCCCTTACCGCCGCAGCGCGCGGGGTGGACGTCTTCAACGCTGGGCAAGCACACAACTTAGCCCTACTCCAAAACGGCGCGCGACCCTCCGGCGCGTGGGTTAACAACTCCACGATGACCGACGACCAGTTCCGCCGCCTACGCGAGCAAATCGACGACGCCACCCGCGTCGGCAACCGAGGACGCCCCATCCTCCTAGAAGGCGGCATCAGCTGGCAAGAACTCGGGGTTAACCCCCGCGACCTGGACTTTCTAGCCGGCCAAGAAGACGCCGCGCGGCAAATCCACGCCGCCTACGGAGTCCACCCAGTACTTACCGGACTGCAAACCGGCACGTTTGAAAACCAACGCGAAGCCATCCGCAACCTCGTCAACCTCAGCGTCTTCCCCTTCCTTGACATGCTCTTCGGGGAACTCACCCGCTGGGTCGCACCCGCGTACGGCGACGGACTCCGCCTAAGCTTCGACCGGAATAACTTCCCCGCGTTCACCGACGACGAGTCGGAACTACTAGAACGCGCACGCGGCGCTTACAAAGACGGCGTCCTCACCCTCAACGAAGCACGCGCCATGGTCGGGTACGACGTCGTGCCGGACGGCGACGAGTTCGCCAGCACCCCCGGTCCCGCGATGCTCTTCAGCGACCCCGTTATCCACAGCCCCGAAGTTATCCACAAGGCCGACGAAGTTATCCACAAGAGCGACCGCAACATCAACGACTACCTCATCTGGAAAGCCCGCGACAGCGCACGGCAAGTATGGGAAGAAAGAATGCGGCGCGCAGTGGAACAAATCTTCACCACGCAACGCGAACGCATCGCCACAGCGTTATCCACAGCCACACCCGAAAGCATGGAGTTCGCTGTCAACAACGCCATCCAAGATGACGACTGGCAACCCCTCCGCGAACTCTGGCTCGCCACCATGCTAGACGGCGGCCAAATGACACTTGACCAACTCGGCTTCACCCGCGCCCGCAGCACCCTACAACCCACCGACTTCAGCATCTTCCGCGAAGTCTTCGGACTCGTCTACGAAGAAGCCATCCAATACGCCGCCTTCTTCTCCAGCGAGATGGTCGTCGGCGTCAACAAAACCACCATCAGCCTCCTTCAGGACATCCTGGGTGAAGGGTTCCGCACCGGCTTGAGTGTGGATAACATGGCGCGGCAAATCGACGAGCTGTACCTGGACCAGATTATTCCCAACCGCTCCCGCGTCATCGCCCGCACCGAGTCAATCCGCAGCGCCAATCGCGGCAGCCTACTCGCCGCCAAAGGCACCGGCGAAGACCTCCTTAAGCGCTGGATACCCGTCTTTGATGGCAACGCGCGCGATGAACACATCGCCGCTGGAAACCAAGCGCCCGTGCCAGTTGACAGCCCCTTCATCGTCTGGGGAGAAGAACTCATGCACCCAGGCGACCCAGACGGGCGCGCGGCAAACACCATCCAATGCCGCTGCACCATGACGTACGAACGGAGACGACCATGAACCGCCAAACCCGCGACTTCAACCTCAAACTCAACGACGTCCGAAGCGACGGACTCATCGAGGGGTACGCCAGCGTGTTTGACGTGGTGGACTCCTACAAGGACGTCATTGCCCCCGGCGCATTCAAACGCACCCTAGCCGCCTGGAAATCCAGCGGGCGCAAACTTCCGGTGTTGTGGCAACACGACGCTTACAACCCAATCGGCGTAACCCTCGATGCCGTCGAGGATGAAACGGGGCTCGCAATCAAAGCTCAACTCATCACCGAAGTTCAACAAGCGCGGGACGCCACTGCACTCGCCAAAGCCGGAGCACTCGGTGGCATGAGTATCGGCTTTAGCATCCCCAACAAAGCCGCCGACGGCAACCCAGCCACCGTATGGGATGAAGAGCGGCAGGTGCAAATCATCCGCGAAGTACGCCTGTGGGAATACTCGCTCGTCACCTTCCCCGCTAACGAAGCCGCCACCATTGACAGTGTTAAGGCAGCAGCCAACGCGTTACAATCAGCCACGGCGACCTTCGCTGCGCACTACAGTGACACCATTAAACTCCTGCGCGAAATGCGCACGCTGCTCGAAACGGCCAAGCGCCCCGACCGCCCAAGCCGCGACACGGACGCCGCCCTGACCGACGTCCTAACCGAAGCACGCCAACTCTTAGCTCTCACGAAAGGAAAGTAACCATGACTGACATGGAAAAGCGCCTGCAGACTGAACTGCAGGACCTCGTTGCGCAAATGCGCGCGCGAGTTACCGACGAAGGTGCAGAAGGCACCGCCCCCGCGATGACCGTTGAGATGTACCAGAAGATGGACGCGCGCATCAACCAGCTGCAGGATGAACTCACCGCCGTGCAGAAGGCCGCGTTGCGCAGCCGCAACGGTGGCGCTGACTCCGACGTGGACGCCGAAAAGCGCCTTGAGAAGGCCGCCTTCGTGCAAGCACTCCGCAAAGGCGAAGACCGCCTGTCCGGTGAGCACCGCGCCGCCTTCGACCGCCTGCAAAAGCGCCTCAGCGTTGACAGCGACCCCGACGGTGGTTTCGTTGTCACCCCCGAGTTCAGCGCGCGCGTATCAACCGTCATATACGAGACCAGCCCCGTGCGCCAAGTCGCCACCGTGGAAACCATCAGCACCGACGCTCTTGAAGGCCTCTTCGACGGCGACCAAGCCACAGTCGGCTGGGTGTCTGAGCAGGCGACCCGCCCCGAGACCGCCGCTCCGCAAATCGGCTTGTGGCGCATCCCCACCCACGAAATGTACGCGAACCCCTTCGCCACCCAGAAGCTCCTCGACGACGCCTTCCTTGACATGGAAGCGTGGCTCGCCATGAAAGTCAGCGACCGCCTTTCCCGCCTTGAAAACGCCGCGTTCGTCAACGGCACCGGCGTCGGTCAACCCCGCGGTTTCCTCACCTACCCCTCTGGCACCAACCGTGGCCAACTTCAGCGCGTCAACACCGGTGCCAACACCGGCCTGCTCGTCACCGGCAACGGCATCATCAACCTCGTGTACGCACTCAAGAGCGCCTACCGCCAAGGCGCAGTGTGGGCCATGAACCGCAACACCGTCGGCGCCATCCGCCGCATCCGCGACGACAGCGGCGGCGCGGGCGTCGGTAACTTCCTGTGGAACCCCGGATTCGGCACGCAACCCCAAAGCCTCGCCGGGTTCCCCATCGTCGAGATGGAAGACATGCCCGACCTCAGCGCCAGCGGCGGCGGCAGCCTCTCGTACGCCTTCGGTAACTTCGCCGCCGCGTACACCATCGTTGACCGCCAAGGCGTCCGCATCCTCCGCGACCCCTACAGCAGCAAGCCGTTCGTCAGCTTCTACACCACGAAGCGCGTCGGCGGCGACGTCATCAACTTCGAGGCCATCAAACTCGGCGTCGTGGCGTCGTAAGGAGACTGAATCATGGCTAACCGAGAAATCCGCAGCACCACAGCAGTCGCGCAACTCCGCGAATACGCCACCCTCTCCGCCGATGCCAAAACCGCATACGTTGACCGCCAAGGCTGGGACGCCGTGCTTTTCATGGTTGACAACGGCGCACTCACCGTCCCCACCACTGGCACGAACACGCTGGACATCACCATCATCCACGCGGATGACACTCCCGACACCGCCGGTTCCTACGCTGCCGCCGCCGCGACGGATGTCACCAACACCCTCCCGCTCCTGGGTGACACCAACGCCACCGCGCAACTCCGCACCATCGGGTACGTTGGCAACAAGCGTTACGTCGCGCTGGACCTGAACGAAACCGGCGATGTCAGCGCGGACCTTGGCGTGTGGGTCATTCTTCAGAAGTTCGGGCAGGAGCCTAGCAACGCCGCGACCGTCACCACTGACACAATCAGCTAAGGGAGTGCAACGTGATTAGTGAACCCGCTATTAAGATGCTTCGCACCGTTAATTGGGACCACGGCAGCGCCATCGTGACGTTTCACGCTGGGGAAGTGCTGCGCGGTGAGGACCAGCGGTTAGCGGGTGGGTTCACGCACGTTGCGGTTGCGAACGGGTGGGCTGAGGTGCTTGATGCGCCGGCGCTCACCCGCGCGCACGCTACCCCTAGGAAGCGCAGTACGCGGGTGGCATCGTGATTCAACGCGACGCACCCCGCGCAAGCGTTAAACAAACCACGAACCCGGTCGCGTTACCAATCGACCCCAGTGATGTCCTGTCCGAACTTGGGTTAGGCGTCTCGGAAATGGGTCGCATCACGCGGCTCATCACACAAGCCGCCGAACTAGCGGAAGCGTACACGAACCGCGTGTTCATCACCCGCACGCTCACGCTCACCCTCGACCAATTCCCATTGGGTCGCGTGCCGTGGTGGGATGGCACCCGCGAAGGGACGATTCGCGCGTTTGCTGGCGATGGCATCATCACCATCCCCAAACCGCCTCTTGTTAGCGTGCAAAGCGTTCAGTTCTACACCCTGGCGAACACTTTGCAAACGGTGAACGCCAGCACGTATTACATTGACGTGAACGCGGAACCCGCTCGCATCGTGCTCAACTTAGGTGCGACGTGGCCTACGGACCTTCGTGACCGCGCCGCCGTTGTGATTAACTACACCGCCGGGTACGGCAGCAGCGCCGCAGCAGTACCCACTGCCGTGCAAGCCGCCATTATGGCGCACGTGCGCGACGTGGTCGAGCGCCCCAACAGCAGCATCACCGCCGAGAGCATTGACAACGCCAGCGTTACATACGGTGGTCGGCAAGCAACAACTATGCTCACAAACTACGGTGGGTTACGAGCGGACGCCGCGCAAATCCTAGCGCCACTCCGCATCCTGGAGTCCGGGTTGTGATTGACCGCTTCCTCACCGGCCAAGTGCTACTTGAGCGCCGCACGGGTTCGGACGCCTTCAACGGCAACACGTACGCGACTGGTGCGCTCGTTGACGCTCGGTTGCATCAGGAGGCTGTGGTGGTTCGCTCGTACGACGGTCGGGAAATCACCAGCAACAGTCACGTCAGCACCAAGGACACGATTGCGCCTGGTGACCGCATCACGGACGCCTACGGGGTTGCACGCGAAGTCGTAACCGTCCGCCGCAACACCAACACGCGCGGCGTCTTCAGCCACTTCGTGGGGTACCTAGCGTGAGCGTCACCTTCAAGATTCAAGGCGACGCCAAGAGCGTAGTCACCCTAACGCAACGACAACTCAACAAGGCGTTCATTGACGTCGCGCTAGCATGGCACGCGGAAACCACCGACGTGCAACTCGGCAAAATGGTTTACAACCGCATTCGCGGTGATGACGAGTACAAGCTAACTGGCCGCTTGCGTGCCAGCATTGCCTTCGTCACCCCAACCATGCACAATGTCCACACGTACACGCACGACGGCGGCAGCGAATCGTACACGCCACCGAAAGCCAACGGGCTTGAGGTGCTAATTGGCACCAACGTTGAATACGCGCCAGCGGTTCACGACGGCGTCAACGCGCAAACCGTCACGGTCCGCGCGCACACCCGCCGCATCAAAAACGCCTTCGGCAAACCAATCACCCCACGCACCGTTCAAGTCAACAGTCATTCCCGCCGCGTCTCAGCACGCGCCGCGCGACCATTCATTAGCCAAGCCGGATACAACATCCTCCCCCAAATCCCCGGCATGATTACGCGCATCCTCAACGAACCCGAAGGCACCTAATGGCCACCATCCTCCCAGCCATGCAAAAACTCCTCCTTGACCGGGGCTGGTCAAACAGCACAACGCCTATTGTGCTAGCACGCTACCCAGCAGCACCCGACCAGGTGCTGGTACTGCGGGAACTCGTAAGTGTTCCCGGGAAAGACTTCGGCTCAGACAACCTGCCATTACTTGGTGGGTATGAGCTGCACATTACCGCCAGGTGCGGTAAGGACGCGGGTGCCAACACGGCACTCAACATCGCGTGGGATGCCTACCGCAGGATTGCGGGTCGGCACATCACGGTGACAATAGGCACAGCCCCGAACCAACAGGTGTACCGATTCTCGTGGATTCGCCCCATGGGCGCGCCACAACTGCTCGGGTACGACGACAATGATAGACCCGAGGTGGTTGCGCGGTTCGTTGCGCAACGTGTGGAAAGTTTGGAGGTGCCGTATGGCAACCCTTAGCAAGGTCGTGATGATGACGTGTACCGGCAGGGAGCAGGCAGCGGCTGAAACGCTAGCGGCGTTCGCTGACGTCGGTGTTCCCGTTGACCACGTGGAGCGGCAGGGCGAGGAGCCAAGCCTGCGCATGAACGGCGTCAACTACGCGCGCGCACTCCGCGCCGCAGCGGGTGAGGACGCGTTCATCATCGAGGACGACCTTATCCCCGCCAATACCCTAGGCGCGTGGATTGAATGGGTCGAGAACCAAGGCTACAAGGTGCCGGTGTTCTTTTACCTGTGCCAGCAGCGTTGGCAGTCTAGTGACGCGGCGCGCGGCATGTGGGACGGTGGCCCCGATGCGCCCGCTGGTGTGGAACCCGTAGCGAACCTGCACACGTGGTGGGGCACCCAGGCAGTGTGGTGGCCGAAGGAGTTCACGCGCGGTGTGCTTGCGCTTGACCGGTTCCAATGGGAAGCGTACGAGTTAAGCGCGATGGATTTGGAGTTGCGCAATCACCTGATGGACAAGGTGTTAACGCCGCTCGTTACGGTTCCGCATCTCGTGCAGCATCGTGATTATTGGCGCATTACGGGTGGTAGCGCGCCGCATAAGACATCGATGTTTCGTCCGGACGCCTCCCCGCCTGTGGATAACCCCCAAGTCGCCCCTGTGGATAACGCTGTGGATAACGCTGTGGAAAAGTCATCTGCTACACTCAACCCAGAACCTCTCGCTCCGCGCAAGCGGACGAAATAAGGAGCAAGAAACATGCCACAAGGACTAACAGGCATCACTGCGAACACCAGCAAGCACTTCCTCCTGGACGCTGGCCTCGCGTACGCGAACATCGACATCACCGCGCTTGAAACCGTGGGCACCAACGCGTGGGCGAACGCCATCGCGGCCACCGACGCCATCAGCCTCGGCGCGACGCGCGGCGGCAGCACCTTCAACCCTGGCCGTACCCTCCGCGAGATTCCCGTCGACGGCAGCATCGGCCCCGTGAAGGGCCACATTCGCCGCCAAGAGTCCCGTCCGGTTATTACCCTCAACCTCATTGAGATGACCGTTGCGCAGTTGCAGCGTGCGCTTGCTGGGCACTCCAGCAGCACCACGGGTTCGTTTACTCGAATCCAGGGTGGCGCGATTGGCACCAACGCGTACCTCACCAACGTTGCGATTGCGACGACGTTCACGGGGAATGCCGACCTGCCAGTGGTTCTCGTTGTGCGCAATCCGATTGTGATGGAGGCGCCGGAGATTGCGTTTACCGATGAGGACGAGACGGTTATTAGCGTGACGTTCACTGGCACGGTTGACCCGGCGACGCCGAACACTGAGGTGTTCGCGATTTACCACCCGGGTGTTGTGCCGTAAGGTTAAGCGACAGCGTGTGGGCGGGCGTTCCTTCGGGGGCGCCCGCTTTTGCTTGGGTGGGTGTTGACATGGCGTACGGTATGGTGTACGCTGTTTTTAGCAAGCAAATCACCCGCTCTCGGAAGGAGCACAAAATGCAAACCACCGCCACGAACCTCAAAAAAGCCGCCAAGCAAATCGGCATCGACAGCAACGAAATCTA